AGCTGGCGATGAAAGCAGACAATATTTACCAGACGGTTTTAAGTGGAGATTTCTTAGTTTAACAATCAGGGCTTATATTTCCAATGAGGAAGATGCCCAAGAAGAATTAGCATTATTAATCGAAGATATCGAAAGGATTATTGACGAGAATGATGCCTTAGTGTATGACGACTCTGTGAGTCCAAACGAACAGACAACATCTATGACGATAGAGTCTATCGGTACTGATGAAGGAGTAATCGCTCCCTTAGGTATAGGAGAAATAGTAGTCGAAGTACGATATTAGGAAACGAAGACGTTGATTAAAATCACGCGAAATCCTTTCCAAAGCAATAATAGGAGAAAGCAATGGCTTTAAATCTATCAAGAAATACCAAAGTATTCGTCAGCTCCGTGAATGGAGTTACATCTGCTGGTGGAAACGTGGCAACACTATCAAATTCGCTATCAGGTACAAACTCAGGACACGCAGTAGGTGACATAGTTACTTTTGGAACTACTAATGGATCAGGTTCAGGTTTTAAAGCAATCGTAGCCGCAGTAAATAGTGGAGCAGCAACAGAGCTAATTATACCAAATAACTTTAGGGGTACTGGGTATGCAGCGTCTAATACTGTAACATCTACAGCTTCTAGTGGAAGTGGGGCTAACGGCCTTGTAGCTACAGTAGCAACAATTAGTGCGGGTAAAACAGCCGACAGCTCTAGAACTGGTCTCGGACTATTCAAAGGTAATGAGAAAGATTCAAATACTTTCAGAATTGGTGTACTAGATGGTTATAGTTTTTCTCAGTCAAGTGAAAGTACAGACGTTACTATTAATGAAGCAGGCTCTGCGCCTAAGAGGGGATCACAAAGATTCAATGATTCTTTGGCTCCAGCAGAATGGTCTTTCCAAACTTATGTAAGACCTTTCAAACACGGTGCAAACAGCTTTAGAGATACAACAGCGCATGACATGGTAGAGAATATTCTTTGGGCAGCATTAGCTGGTCAAGCAATTCCTACTGCGGAAGATTCAGGAGATAATGCAGGAGCAACAACAAACTCTGCGATTACCTTCCAAGCAAATGACACGAAAGTAGACTTTGCAAGTTCTAACGCTCACGAACTTTTGAAACTAACCATTTTCTTTGCATTAGAAAATACAACTTATAGGCTAAATGAGTGCCAAGTTAACCAAGTAGAGATTGACTTCTCAATTGATGGTATTGCAACACTAAGTTGGTCTGGAAATGCTACAAGCATTGACCAGGTTAACTCTGCGATCGAAGATCCATCAAAAGCGTTCCATGACAAAATTGGAGTATCTGATACAGATACATCTTCAACTTTGACATCTTACGTTGAGAAACTAAACTACGTTGACGTAACGGCGACGTCAGATGCAGATTACTTAAGAAATAAGTTATCTACTATGACTTTAGCTCACCAAATGACGGCAGCAAGAGCGTCAGGAGGAGTATTAGATACAGCAGGTGGAACGACTCACGAATACACAGGTATTAACATTACCGGTGGGTCAATTACAATTGCTAACAATGTAACTTACTTAACTCCAGAAACTCTAGGTATTGTGGATCAGCCAATTGGTTCATTCACTGGTTCAAGAACTATTTCAGGTTCTTTAACTTGTTACCTTGATACGGCAGCAGGGGGTTCTAACGAACTGCTTTCTGACTTATCAGCAGCTACAAATCTTGTAAGTAACAAATTCGACATGAGTTTGTTCATGGGAGGAGCATCAACTGCAAATCCTTTAGTGACCTTTGATATTCCAAGGGCTCACTTACAGATTCCAACAATTGAAACAGCTGATATTATATCAACTACAATTGAATTTGCAGCACAGGGTACAACTATTACATCAACAGATGAAATGACTGTACTTTACAAAGGGTCAACTGTCCACTCAGATTCTGGGTATGACAAGACTACTAGTAACGCTGTTTAATCATGTCAGTGTACAACCTTCTTAAAGACGGTTCCGTACACGTGGTATACGGGAGTAATCGATACAATGTAAAGGTTACTCCCGAATTATCGTTCTCTCAGACATTTGCGGAAGATGCATATGAAGTTAAGACTTTGCACGATCAGACAAAAATGTTTTTAGGAACGAGCGTAACCAAAGCAAATCCTGCTGATTTCAGTTTTCAGGTCGCCCTTACAAGAGAAAAGGACGAAAGCATTGTAAAAAGTCTTTTAACCGATTATGATACAAGTACTGGAGAACAATTGTTAAAATCATTTGATCTCTACTTCATTACAGATGAAAGCACCTTCAAGTTAGAGGGTTGTTTAATTACTAATGGAGACTTTGTAATGGATAGGACAAGACCACTTACATTAAGTGTGAGTGGAAATGCTAAAAAGCTGGAAAGAGTGGGGAATGCTTCTTATAGCCTTCCTGGTACCTTGCAATCTGCAAGTGCCACAAGAACTCCCGTCAAAGCCTTGCTTGATGTAGAAGTAGGTGGATCAGATGTAACAAATCTTGTCTCAACTACATTAAGTGTGCAAAATAATATAGATTGGACTCCATATGAAACCTTGCATAATAGTTTGTCGGTTACAAATGCATCTAATGCAATGTATCCGTCAACATACACATTAAAAGATAGAGTAGTTTCTGGAAGTATTGTTCAGTATACAGGGGATAATAACTCTACTACTGCTCAATCTTTTAATACTAATACTTCGGTAGCGGTAAAAACAATTGATCAAAATAGCACTTTTTTAAACGCTAATTTAACCAGTTGTATGTTTACTAAACGATTAAATGTTGCTGAAGTTTTTACGCAGACTTTTGATTATAGATTAATTACTAGTCCTGCAAATTTAGGAAATACAATAACATATTAGAGGAAAAAATTATGGATTTAAAAAATTTACTAGTAGACAGTAAAACTGCTTGGGTAGAGTTTCCTGGCTTAGATGGATTTGAAGTAGAACTTGCAAATCTTTCTAGAAAAGAGCTTGTTGCACTTAGAAAAAGATGTGTAACTAATAAGTTTGACAGAAAAACTAGAGCGTTTAATGAAGAGCTAGATGAAAGTAAGTTTGTAAAAGAATTTACACAAGCTACTGTTAAAGGTTGGAGAGGATTAAAACTAGCTATGCTAGAGGATTTGATTCTTGTCGATTTAAAAGGACAAGAACCAGAGACTGAAATGCCTTACAACCAAGAAAACGCACAAGTACTGGTCGAAAATTCAAGCGAATTTGATAATTGGCTCAACGAGGTAGTCTTCGATTTAGAAAACTTTCGTAGCCAAGAACACGAAAAAACTACTCCAAAAACTAAAACTGTTTCTGGATAACCAAGATGTAGGTATGTCCAAGGATCAATACTTGGAGATGATGGATCAAATGGGAAAAGAACCCAATTGGGACGAATGTCCTCCAGACTGGGAAGACTTTCCACAGGTAGTAGTAGATAGTGTAAACATCTTTCATTGCCTGGGTGATAGAATATATCCTGAAATAGGATATATTGGAAAAGATTATACTATATGGGACTTTGTACTAAAGCAATATAATATAGACGAACACCAAAAAGATTATGTATTTGACCTTGTATTATGGTTAGATGCACGAAAACTGGAAGCCTCACAGAAACGATTGAAGGCAGAGTACGATAAGATAAAGCGTAAACACGGTTAATTATGGCAATAGGAAAGGTAGTAGGACAAATTGACGTTATCATGACATCGAAAGGTGTCAAACTGGTAGCTAAAGATTTAGAGAAAGTAAATAAATCTACTAAAGAAGTAGAGAAAAGTACTAAGAAAGCTGCTGATACTCAGAAAAAGAGTACTAAGGTAGCAAAAGATTATGATAAGCAGAATAAATCTGTTTTCCAAGGTAATCTTTCTTCGGCAAAATCTTTCTCAAAAATGAATCAAACTATTGGCTCGGACTCAGGAAGTTCCGGGCTTGTTGGCGCCTACGCTACTTTGGCAGCTAACGTCTTTGCGGCTACAGCTGCTTTTAATGCTTTACGTAATGCTTCTCAAGTACAACAGCTTGAAAAGGGGCTTCAAGTTTTAGGTCGAAGCGCGGGTAGAAACTTAACAGTAATGGCTGACGGCTTTAGAGAAGCTGCAGGATTTGCTGTTAGTTATGACCAAGCTTTGAGAGCTATTTCTGTAGGTTCTTCCGCATCTTTTAGTTCAACACAGATTGAAGGGTTAGCGGAAGTTGCAAAAGCAGCCGCTACAGCTCTTGGTAGAGACGTAGGAGACGCAGTTGACAGGTTAACAAGAGGTGCTGCAAAGCTCGAGCCAGAAATTCTTGATGAATTAGGTATCTTTGTAAGACTAGATGATGCATCCGCAAAGTATGCTGCTTCTTTAGGTGTGGCAGCTTCAGAACTTACAAGATTCCAACAAAGACAAGCATTTGCAAACGAAATTCTTGAACAAGGAAGAAGAAAGTTTGGCGAAGTAGGACAAGAAGTAGATGCTTCAGCTTTTGACAGATTAGCAGCTACTCTTTCAGACTTATCAAGAACAGTACTCGATTTTTTAAATAGTGTACTTGACCCTTTAGCTGGATTCCTAGCTAATAATACTGTGGCCTTATCAGGCTTATTCCTAATCGTTACTAAAGGGATTATAAATTCAGCGCTTCCAGCAATTAACAAACTAGGTCAAGCGGCTATTGAGGCTTCTGGCAAAGCTATGGGCTTAGCAAATGCTCAGATAGCAAAAACAGAAAGAGAAATTAAAGCACAAAGAGGACTAATGGCACCTTTGAAAATGGTTAAAGGTGAATATCAAAATCTCTTTGAAAAAATAAAAGCAGGTACTGCAACCATAAAAGAGCAAGAACTTGCACAGAAAAAACTTCAACTTACAATACAAAAAAGACAAGCAAATATTCAAAAAGGCGGATTAAAGAATCTCGAACTTAAAAGAAAAGAGCTTGCCGCAATTGAACTTGAAGAACAAAAACTAAGAGGCTTAATATCTTTAGAAAATAAAAGACAAATGAAACAAGGAGGAGCTGCGGCAGCAGGTGCTTCGGGTCAGTTTGGAAGAATTGAAGGCGGAGTATTAGGTCAATTAGACAAAGACTTTGATCAAGGCAACTTTTTAGAAGGAATGAAAAAAGCATTTAAAAAGTCTAACAAAGCTACTGGCGCCTATATTAATAGAATAAAAAAAGCTGGTGTTGAAACAAAATTATTCGGTCTTACGATTCCTGGTCTATCAAAAGGTTTAGCAATAGGTGGAGCAGCTTTTAAAGGTTTTGGATTAACTGCAAAAATTGCTATAAAAGGAATCTTTACAGCAATTCCATTTATTGGTCAATTCTTATTAGTACTAGACTTACTCATAATCGGATTAAAGAAAAATATAGTCTTCTTATGAGGATTAATTCCAGAGGCTTC